AAAGCCGCTTCCCTACTTTCCAACGCTCAATCCACAATAGGAGAATAAAATGGCAATTGGTTCAGGTATTGGCTCCCAACTTGGGATTGTAGCCGAAACAACTTTCAACACTCTCGTCACAGTTTCACGCTTCTACGAGTTCACTTCAGAAAACTTGAAGTATAACAAGAAGACAGCAGTGGGAATGGGTCTTCGCGCAGGTGGACTTCTTCCACGCTCTCAGCGCAGAGTGGTCACAACAACAGATGCTTCTGGTGACATTATGCTCGACCTTCCTTCACGCGGTCTTGGACTCTTGCTTTCACAGGCAATGGGATCAGCGCCATCTCCAACAACTGTGACAACTGGCGTTTATTCCTACGCCTTCACACTTGGCGATGTTTATGGTCGTTCATTCTCAGCACAGGTCGGCGTTCCACAATACGGCGGAACAGTTACTCCAAAGACTCTTGGCGGTTGCAAGATTTCATCCTTCGAACTTGCAGTCTCAAACGCTGCTATCGCGACAGGAAAGTTCAACATTGATGCAGCTTCTTTGACAACAGGAGTTTCACTGGCAACAGCTTCATTTTCAAACTATGCAACAACCAACCTCTTCAACTTTGCACAAGGCGCAATCACAGTTGACGGATCATCAGTTGCCAACATCAAGGATTTCTCCATCACAGTTGACAATTCAATCAAGACAGATCGCTTCAACCTTGGCTCAGCAGGTATCAAGGCAGAGCAGACAATCAACGGATTCCGCAAGATTTCAGGCAAGTTGACTGCTGAATTCACAGACACAACCCTTCTTGCCAAGTACCTCTCAGATGCGACAACAGCTCTTGTCCTTACCTTCACAGGAGGCGCAATCGCTGGCGGTCAGACAGAGAAGCTCATCATCAATGTTTCAGCAGTCAAGTTCGATGCTGATACACCAAATGTTGCAAGTCCTGGAGTCATCGATCTTGCAATGTCATTTGAAGCCTATGATGACGGCTCAAATGCGCCATTGACAATCACTTATCAGACAGCAGATGCCTCACTGTAATGGCTGACAATGCCTTTGAAATTGACATTACCAGCAAGGATTATGCTCGATTCTATTCTGCAACCAGAAAAGTCGAGCCAGACATTACCAAGGCGCTACGAAAGCGCCTTACAGCGGCTGCAAAGCCTGTTACAGCCCAAGTCAAGCAAGCAGCCTTGTCTCTACCATCCAAGCAGGGGGGGATGGCTGAGAAGGCTGGCAGAGGCTCGACAGGGCTTGGTCTAAGGCAGGGAATAGCAGCAGCAGTTGAACAGAAGGTCAGTCCATCAGGCAAAGCTGGACTCAATGTTCGCATTCGAGTTTCAGGATCTAAGTTCGCCGATAAAACTGGCAAGCCTCGCAAACTTCCTCGCTATGTTGAAGGATTTGCAAAGAAGCCTTGGAGACATCCAGTCTTTGCAAAAGGCGGGGCAACAAAAGGAACTTGGAAAGGCGCTTGGGTAGTTCAACCAAAGATGCCATTTCTTGTCGAGACAGTATTGCCGCACAAGCCAGCATTTCGTGAAGCGGTATATGATGCCTTCGTGGATGCAGTTCATTCATCTGGAATGTTAGATGCTCCAACAGAATAAGGGGAAGCAATGCCATTGGTAATCAGGGAGAAGTCTTATGACATCCCAAAGGAAAACGGATCACCAGCTCCAACAGGTCGGGAAATCATCGAGATTGAAAACCATTTCAACCTTGACGGACTGACTTTACTTGGAACGCTGGCAAACGATGAGCCAAGCAAGTTGCAGGGTTATTCAAAGGTCAAAGCGCTCTATGCAGTTGCGTGGATTGCTATGAGTCGCGCAGGCGAAACCTTGTCCATCAATGACATCTTGAATGAATATGCAATTGATGAAATTTTGATGAAGGATGCTCCAGAAAAAAAAGAACAACCAGCCGACTCGTAAGGGGAGGCACATTGGGTAGGATTAGGTCAAACCTTCCTCTCCTGATGCACACATATCCAGGCATCACGCCTTTCAATGTGTGGGATATAGAACTTGAAGTCATCAATGATTTGATTGAGGCTGCACAACCAAAAGACTAGGAGATGACAATGGCATTTGATGCTTCCATTGGCGTGAACCTGATTGGTCGCGATGTTTCGGCTTCAAGTGCAATCAAAGGCGTAGGCGATACAGCCAAGTCAACCAGTGATCAAATCAAGGATGCAGGAGCCAAGGCAGGGATTGCTTTTGCAGCAATCAGCGCTGGCGCTCTTCTAGCAGCCAAGTCAGCAGCTGAGGATGAACAGTCTTCGGCGCAACTAGCAAACACTTTGAAGAATGTCACTGGCGCAACCGATGCCACAGTCAAATCTGTTGAGGATTACATCAACAAAACGACACTGGCAACAGGTATCGCCGATGACAAACTTCGACCAGCATTCCAGCGCCTTGTGCAATCGACCAAGGATGTCAGCGAAGCACAGAAGCTGACCAACCTTGCAATGGAAATTGCAACTGCAAAGCATATCGATGTTCAGGCAGCAGCGAATGCTCTTGCCAAGGCTCACGATGGAAACCTTGGCGCACTCAAGCGCCTTGGTGTTTCACTCGATGAAACCACTGTCAAGAATAAAGATTTCGGCGCTGCTGTTGTTGAACTTGGAGATCAATTCAAGGGTTCCTTGGCTGCCAATGCCGACACTGCTGCTGGCAAGATGCAGATTATGCAGAACTCAATGAATGAGGCGAAGGAATCGATTGGCTATGCCTTACTTCCAGCTCTGACATCATTGACATCGGTATTTCAAAAGATTGCTCCATTTATTCAAGAACACGCAGATTTGATTGGCAAGGCTGTTCTCGTAGTCGGCGCTCTGACTGGGGCGATTATGCTTGCAGGAGCTGCGGTCAAGGCTTATGAGACCATTACAAAGGCGATGGCTATTGCGCAAGGATTGCTCAATGCGGTAATGGCAATGAACCCAATTGCTTTGGTTGTCATCGCTATTGCAGCGTTGACAGCAGCATTCGTTCTTGCTTATCAGCATTCAGAAAAGTTCCGCGATATCGTCACAGGCGCTTTCAATGCGGTCAAAACTGTTGCAGAAGTTGTTGGCGATGCAATTGCTTTCTACTTCAAGACAGTCTTTGGCGCAATCAAGATGGAAATCAATGCAATCATCAGCCTTGCAAATATGGCAATCCGCGCTTTGAACGGAATCAACATTTCAATTCCTTCGTGGATTCCTGGACTTGGCGGCAAGTCATTTGGCATCAATCTTCCAACAATTCCAATGCTTGCCGATGGCGGTATTGTTACCAAACCAACTTTGGCGATGATTGGCGAAGCAGGAGCCGAAGCTGTAGTTCCACTTTCAAAGGGTGGAATGGGCGGCGGCATCAATGTTACTGTCAATGTCGGCGGTTCAGTAGTTCAAGAACAAGATTTGGCGGTATCGGTTCGCGATCAGATTGCAATCTTGATGCGCCGAAGAGGACTCAATCCATCAATCTTGGGGGTATAAATGTCACTGCTTGACGGCACAAATGCTCCGACAATCTCGGTTGATTTTGACTTAGGAAACAAAGGATATTTCACCCTTGGCATTTCCTTACTTGATGGAACTGATGTTCTAGGTTCTCCAGCATCAACACAATGGTCAACGATTACAACAACAGACATTCGAGCAATCACTATTCGCCGAGGTCGCACTCGTGAGGATCAAGCCAATCAGCCAGGAGCCTTGAGCCTTACTCTTGAGAATTACACAAGTCAGTATGACCCCGACAATTCATCTTCCTCTTATCAATGGAACGGATATTCAGTTCTTACAAGAGGAATGGGCGTTCGAGTCAGGGCAACTTGGTCAGCAACTGACTATGTAATCTATCAAGGCTATCTTGAGCAATTAGACACAGACATGAGCCTTGATCCAGTTGTTGTGATGCAATTTACTGATGCCCTCGCCAAAATTGGTGCTTACAATGTCGCAGCCATTTCCTCAGCTTATTCAGGAGATACCACTGCCACTCGCGTTGGTCGAATCCTTGATGCTGCTGGTTGGGATGCCTCATTGCGCTCCTTGACTGGCTCTCGCACAATGAAGCCAACAACTTATGGCGCAACAGCTCTTGCTTTATCTGAAGAAGCCAACAATTGTGAATATGGGCGCTTTTACGCTGACAGGCAAGGAAACATCACATTGCTTCCTTATGAGTCACTTTTGACCACACCTTATCGCTTTACTCTTTCAGACAGTCGAGCAGATGGCACAATTGAATATGATGCAATCGGCACAAACCCTGGAGCGAAATATCTTGTCAATACCATTGTCCTAACCCAAGACAACAGCAACTCTCAAACTGCTACCAATACGGCTTCAGTAGGGCGATATGGAACAGCGCAGAAGCTAGTGACAGCGCCTTTGCTCAACAATTCTGATGCGCTCACAATGGCTCAAATTTATGCCGACAAGAATGCCTTGCCTTCAACTCGCGTGGATCACATCGAATTCGATGCGCTAGGAATCAGCACTCTCTGGTCTTCCTTGCTTCAGACTGACCTTGGGGACAATGTAAATGTCGAGCGCACAACCATCGATTCTCGCAATAGAACTTTCACATCTATTGTTGAGGCTATAAACCTTGACATTACCCCATTTTCGTGGCGTGTTGGGCTAGACTTATCCCCATCGGCTCGAACAGGCATCTTTATTTTGGGAACTTCCACACTCGGCGGTTCTGACACCCTCTGGTACTAAGGAGAAAAAATGGCAACTGGATTCCCAGTCAAAGGCACAGGTGGAGCATCTACCTATGCAAATGGCAATACACTTTCAGCATCGGATCTCAATGATTTGGGTGGAACTCTCAATCTATTGAAACCGACTGCAAAGGGTTCAATTATTGCTGCTTCAGCTGCAAACACTCCAGCAGAAGTAACTGTTGGAACAAATGGTTATGTATTGACTGCCGATAGCACTCAAAGCGCTGGTATCAAATGGGCTGCTGCTGCAACAGGAACCAAAATTGGTCAAGTTGTGCAAACAAGCAGCAGTTCATCATTTAGCACATCATCTTCTTCTTATGTGGATGTAACCTCGGTGACTGCTTCCATAACTCCAACATTGAGTAGCAGCAAAGTTCTTGTTTCAATTTCTTTTGATCCTCAATACAATGGACCCTTTGCAAATTACAATATTGCTGCTGCAAATTTTCAAATAGTTCGTGGTTCAACAAGTATTATGGAATCAAATCCTTGGATTACTTGGGGCAACGGAACGGCAGGCTCTCAAGAAATCAATCTTAGAACTCGCGCTTGTTTGATGTATTTGGATTCACCAGCAACAACTTCTTCAACCACATATAAATTGCAATGCAAAATTTCACAAAATTCTGCGGCAGCAGGCATGTCTACAAATACTTGGTCAATCATTCTTCAGGAGGTAATTGCATAATGGTTACAATGACAAAAGCGCTCATGTCGCTTCGACCAAATAAAGAATTTTCATGGAGTAATGACGATGTATCAACCTTGATTTGGCATTCTCCAAATATAACATCTCCAACTCTTGCTGAAATCAAGGCAGAATTTGCTCGCCTTGAAGAAGTTGAAGCAAAAGAAATTTCAGACAGGGAAGCAGCCAAAGCAACAGCGTTGGCAAAATTGGAAAAACTTGGATTGACGGCTGAAGAAGTAGCGGCAGCCTTCAACATCTAACCCTTCCCAACCCATAGGAGATACAAATGGCAATCTCATCTGCTCAAGTAACAGTCACAACTGCCGCAACCCTTTTGGTTGCAGCTGATATGCAAGCCGAGCAAGTCAATTTTCACTCATCGTCAGGAACCATCTATCTCGGCGATGCAAATGTGACTTCCTCAACTGGCTATCGCATGGACAATGGTGACAAGGTTGTTTTGCAAAATCACGAGACTGCCATCTATGGAATCACTTCAACTGGCTCGGCGACAATGAGCGTGTTGATTATCAGCAAATGAGTTCAGATATTGCAACGATTGTTTATTCCTATTTTTTCATAACGGCTGCAATCCTTGCTGGAATCAGCATCATTGCAAAGCACACAATTCGCTCTTATACAGAAGAACTCAAGGATCAGTTGGCTCGAATCAATTACGCTCTGTACAACGACGGGCAGACTGGACTCATCAACAAAGTTGACCAGTTGATTGAGAATCAGCAATCCATCAAACTTGATGTGGAAATTATGAAAATCAAATCCGAAGCAAAGCCAACAAGGACAAGAGCCAAGTGAGCCTTACATCATCAAATGGCTGGACAGCCTCAGCCAATCAAGATGAAATCGGCATCAAAGTCTTCACAGTCATTGGCGGCGCAAAGCCAGTCAAACTCAGATGCGCCTCGGCAGTTGCTTCATTACTGGTTGCAGCTTGCAAGGAATGGAATGAGCGAGTCGAGAAGTTAGAGCCAGGGCAAGTTCAGGGATACGCATTCCGCGATGTCAGGGGAGGCGCTGGAACTCTTTCCAATCACGCCTCTGGCACTGCCGTTGACATCTTTCCTGCTCGCCATCCTCAAGGCAGTGCCGATGGCAATCTGAGCAAAGATCAGCAAGCTGCAATCCTAGACATTTGCAAGAAGTATGGATTGCGATCAGGTGGCACTTACAAAAACGCCAAGCCTGATTGGATGCACATCGAAATCAATATCACACCAGAGCAAGCAGCGAAACTCGTTGCCTCTTTGAAAGGAAAATGATGAAGTTCAACAATAAAGTTCTCGAAATGTGGGCGAAATGGTTTGTCGGAAATGCAATGACAGCAGTTGTCATCATCGGCAAATCTCCTATTGACTTTTCATCTCACGATTGGAAGCAGGCAGCAAACACAATCTGGCTTTCCATCGTGCCAGTCATCGTTGCTTGGGCTAATCCAAAACACGATCTGACGATAACAAAGCCCAAGGGATAACCTTTGAACATTCAGGGCTTGACACTCAACCCTGAAACCAAGCAAGTAGCTTTGCATCTCGCCGAGAAGACCTTCGAGCGCTATAGAAACAATCCTGGACATTACAGGAACACTCTCTCTAGCCACCTTGTTGGTCATCTCGGCGAATTTGCTGCATTCATCTGGCTTCGAGATAACGGGTTTGAGCCAGAGGCAGCCTTCTCTGATCCGAGCAAGGACAAAGAAGCTGACATCTCAACCAATGTCGGGCGCATTGAGGTCAAGACTTGGAGTGAAAGATATTGGGAGCAGTGGGGGCGCTGTGTCTCAGTTTCCCAGTATGCTTCAATCAAACGGAAAGCAGACTTCATCTTCTGGTTATCAGTTGATGAGGTAGATTCCGATACACCAAAAGTTGCTTTCAGGGGTTGGTGCGAGGTTGACATCTTCGAGGGAATGTCACCTATTATGACTGGGGATCCTGGCAGAGAAGTCAGGAATTACCAATTGCACCCATCTGCGCTGAAGCCAGTTGAAGAGATGGAGAAGTTGCATGGATCGAGAGAAGACTCTTAGCGAGGCAATTCGCCTCACAATGAATGACAGAAATGAATCTTATGATGACCCGCTACGCAATCACACAAGGATTGCAAAAATTTGGTCGGTCATCTTAGGCGTTGAACTTGATGCGACTCAGGTTGCGCTCTGCATGGCAGGGTTGAAACTGGCTCGCCTTGCCTACAAATATGATGACGATTCCTTCATAGACCTTTGCGCCTATGCAGCCATCGCCAATGAGGTTCGGCAATGAGAAATCTTGTTGTTTTAGTCCCTAGCCGAAATCGACCACAGAACATTGTGGACTTGATTCAGGCGTTCGAAGAGACTGAGACCGAATCGGATTTGATTGTCATTGTCGATGACGATGAACCTCAGATGGATGCTTATCTTCAATTCGGTTGCGATGTGCTGATGGTCGAAAAGCGTGGCAAGGGAATGGCAAAGCCATTGAACTTTGCTGCTCGTCACTATGCTCACAAATATCGCCATTTTG